GCCGATTCAGGAGCGACAGTGAACAGGTTCGCGCCATAGGCAGTAATGACAAGTTCGCCGTACTGGCCTGTCGTCGCGAGGTCGCCGCTGAGACCGTTCGCTGTCACACCCGAGCCGGCCGTGATCGTGACAGGGCCGGCCCCTATCTGGAGCAGCGTCGTGCGGAACGTCCTTGGAAGGCCGCCCGGCAGTGTGACCGCGACGGAAGATCCGCTGAAGTAGGCCACCACATTATTGTTGTCAGACGCCTGGAGGACGTCTGTGGTGCCTTGAACCGGCCGAACCGCCATGCTGGTGCTCCTGTGTCGCCGGATTACCCTGAATTGCTGCCCTGAAGAACCGTCATCGTCACGGTGCCCGAGCCCGACGCCTGGTTAAGACGTACCGCGCGAATGGGAGTCGTATAACTTGTCGCCGCGTTCGCGGAAGCCGTTACGATCGTGGCATCCGGGAAAGCAGTTGTCGGAGGAGATTCGAAAGCATGCTCCACCGCGAAAACAACCGTCCCCGTGACAACGCAGCCAATGCCAACATCGAACGGGCAGGCCAGATAATCCAGCATAATCCAGGGACTGGCTTCTGTGCCCGTGGTAACTACGGTAACCGGACGCATGGCGCTCTCCTCAGAACTGGGCCGCGCCGAACAATCCCGCGTTGATCCCGCTCGTTATCATCGCCGGCAAAACCGGATGTTGCCAGAGCGTCATGCGCTTGGTGCCATCCGACGCTGAGCCGACCAGATACGTGCCGCGCACGTCGCCGGTGGTCGCCGATGGCGTTGTCGTCACGCCCGCGGTGAAGGTGCCCGTTCCGGTGACAATCAGGCTGTTCCAGAAACCCCACACCGAACTGGCCGCCGCCGCGTACATCGGGAGCCCATAGGTGTCACTCTGGCCGATCGAAATGTTGCTGCCTGACAGGGTGCCACCCGGCGTTGCGCTGATCAGCCCCTTGTAGGCTTTCACGCTCTGCGCTGTGGTCGCATCGGCCAGCGTGACAGTCTCATGCAACAGATAGCCATAAGCGTCGAAGCCAACGAGCGCCAATGTCCCGAGATGGTCGTCGCCGGCGCTCGTAATCGTGAGACAGCGCGCGCCCATCGTCGCGGCATCATAGAGCACCGTGAAGTCAGATGCCCCAAAGCGCTGATACACCGGGATCGAATCAATGAACCGCGCGCCGGTCGGGATGATGTTTTGTGAACCCAGCATCAGCGTAGGCGCGGCTGATACCGTGATGCCGGCGCCGGTCGCGGCCCGCAATGTCAGAGCCGTTCCAGCGACCCCGGCCTGGGCAGCGGCAATCGCCACGGCGCTCAGGGTAGACGGGACGAAATCAAGGAATGGGCAATTCGCATCCATCCAGCCGATGACCTGCGCCCCGGTGGAACTGTTCGCTGAGTTGTAAAGGAGGCGGGAGTCCTGAATGCCGGACCCGCCCATGTCGAGCGACGGAGCGGCGTTGGGCGGCCCTCCGCTCGATCCCAGCGTCATTCTCTGCATGACGCGGTGCGCTGGTCCCCAAAAGGCGGTACGAGCCATAGCCGAAACTCCTGATCTGGGCCCCGCTGGGCCGGGCAGATGGGTGTCGGCTACTGGCCGCTGAGTTCAACGATACGGGATATGGCGTCCTTGGGCAATAAGCATGCGCCTCAGGTCGAAAACCGCGCAATCGAATCGACCGGCGCGCGCGGCGCGGGATCGTTTGGAGAGACATCCTGATATGGCGCGTGGCTTGCCTGCGGCTCTGGCATCTCGCCGGCCCGGCGTAGCAGTTCCTCGGTGTACCGCTTGATCGTAATCGAGGTCCGCACGCCCATCTCGATATCCTCATGCAGGTCGGTCATCTGCACGCCGATGATGTCCTTGCCGCACCAGTGCGCCTCGCGGCGCGCATCGTCGATGAACTTGCAAATGGCTGGTGGTGTCCACGCTTCGGCCCCTGGATTGGCGGCGGTGCGCGGCTGCTTCGGAGCCTCGCGCGCGGCGAACATCGCATGGGCGCAGGTGTCTTTCACGACGACAGCGCGGCCGGCGTCGGTGAAGTTGTAATCGATCACCAGACCGGTCCTGAGAAACAGCTTCACGATGTAGAGGGATTGGATAGGCATCGCCGACAACCTCGCTTCTGGGAGAGTACCCGCAACATGACGGTCGGCGATCATTTCGTCAAACGGCTATTTCTTCTTTTTGCGCTCGGATTTCTTCTCGCGCTTGTGGTCCTCTTTTTTGGCTCCCTTGCGTCCGGCCTTGCGCTCCTCGGCCTTCTTCGACTCATCCGCCTTGCGTGCCATCGTACCAATTCCTTCCAAAGGTGAATTCTCGGTAGCTCACACGCCCGGAGTTGCGAAAGCGCCACGCCAGTCTGACCAAAACGCCGAGTACCGCTGGTAGCAAGCAGCCTTCGCGTTCTTGGTGTCGAAGTCGTTGTCTTGATCGAAGGTGATCTTGTCCCGATCAAAGTATTGCAGGCTGCGCGGGATGTTCGTCCTGACGAACCACGCCGTGCTGCTTGAGAAGTAGTGGTTGACCTTGATCCCTTTCGGAAAGGCGCCGGTCGCCCGCAGCACGTTGATCGCGTTGTTCGCAGTGTCGTTCTGTAGAACCGAATGGTAGATCCGGTTCGCCTCGAACCAAAGCGACGGCGGGATGTTCAGCGACTGCGGCAAGCCCGAGATTTTCATGCCGCGGTTGTTGGTCATCTGCATGATCTGGATGCAAAGGTCTTCGACCGCGGTTTCAGAAAGGTCGGCGGCCGTGGTCAGAAGATTGCTCTGATTGCCGGACAACGTCGGATGCGCCGTCGAGAACAGCGACACACCATCGGCGCCCAGGTAGCCAGAGTTGAACCCCTGATTGTAGACGGCGGAAAGGATGTTTTCCTGGGTCTGACGCATGCTGAAGGCCAACTGCTGCGCCCGGCGGCGGGACACCACCTCGTAGAGGTCGTCTCTCAACTCCTCGAACGTCACGATGTAGCCCAGAGCGTAGGCAACGTGCGTGTAGCGGCTGACCGGCCCCTGCGCCTCAACGTCGTAGAATATCTGCTGGCCCTGCGGCTTCACCGGCGCGAGACCAAAGCCGGTGATCTCCGGCTCTTCCTCATACGCCTTGTCCGAAGTGTCGATCTCGAACAGATCGGGGTACTCGGGAACGTGCTCGCTGTAACTCCGTCCCCACCACCCCTTGACCCCCGGCCAGAGCGCCTTGGGATGGGAGCCTGTAGTGATTATGGCCATATTATCCTACTCCGTTGGACTGTTTCTGTAGGGCGAGCGCGGTCATCAGATGCCAGTGCTGTTGTTCCATGGGTGGATGCCGAAGTTCAGCGTTACCAGCCACTTCGCGTAAGCGGACCCGATGGTGTTATCCACCTCCTGGAGTCCCTGAATGATATGCAACTGAAGGTCGGTGGTCGCGACGGTTGAGCTGTCGAGCATCCAGCCGGACATCGCGGACGCGGTGTTGCCGCTTCCGGCGACCATGGACGCGTTCTGGCCGGATACGCCTGAGACCATAGAGCCGCCAACGGAGTCTTCTTGAACACAGTAGAGCAGTTCCGGATCGTCGCAGACGTAGATGTATGCGGCGGTCGAGGCTGGCAGGTAGACGCTGTTGCTTTGGAGCAGTGGGATCGTGGCCTGCCCGGCGTTGTTGGAGCGGCCCATAAACGCGCCAAGGATCGAGTTCGTGCTAGCCGCCGTGGCGATGCCAACCGTCTGAATGCCGTTTCCATCGGAGCTGTTGGTCACGGTGATGACGGGATCGCCGAGGTAAAGCGCTGTCGCGTTGCCTACCGGCACATAGTACGTGCGCACCGCGCCCCCCCAGGGAGCACCGGAACGATACGAATAAGGCTGTAGGCCGCGTGGGGAATTCGCGTTTGCCATGGGTCGTGACCCTCAGGATGTGGGATTGTGAAACGGAAGGGAGCGGCAGCCGGCATGAACTGGCCAGGCGTGCGAATCGGATCGTTGGGTCTGGGCTGCTTGCCCCTTCGGCTCGCTTTATCCTGGTGGCCCGGGCGATTTCTGTTCCCTGGCGCGGTCGGCTTAGCGTCCGGTAATATGAATTCC